CAAGAATTGTGTAAGTCAGGAGAATTAACACCTTATGTTAATTATGAACCTACTGATGATGAGATGATGAGTAGTTTTGGTACTAAATGGCATGATGGATTATGACTAATAACTCTTTTAAAGAAGACGGTTTTGAAGCTAGATTAATTGAAGGATTACTTGGTAATAAACCATTTTTAAAACATTTCTTTGGTCAATATTTAAGTTCCTTAAATAATGATGAGTTTATAATGTTTTTTACTGAATATATAAATTCATATGATGGTTCTTTAGATCGTAATAAAAACTTCTATAAACCAAAAGAATTAATAAAACGTACAAATAACAAGTTAATTCCTTTAAAAAAATAAATATTTTAAATAAAAATTACTTTTTAGTTTTAATAACAAAATCGTGTATAGCTTCACGAATTAAAAAACCTATTGAGAGTCCTGCTCTTGATAGGTCTTTTAAATGCTGATAATCTTCTGGATTTACAGACACACTAATTCTTTTTAGGGTTTCTCTTTTTTCTTCAGTAACATTTTCAGACATAATGAATGGCAAACTTATACCATAATACTAGCACATAGATATTTTTCAACTATGAATGACGATAAAAAAGAAAAAGAAAAGAACCAAAAGAAAAAGAAATATAATATAAATAAATAAA